CAATCATATAAATCAGTATGATCGGTTCAGAGTTCGATTATACTTGTGAATAGCCGCCAGGGTCATCGCAAACGCATATGTTTTTAGTGATCCCTCTGCGCTCCAGCACATATCATCCCGCGAGATATTTTTATGTTCCCTAATATAAATGGACTTTTACACTCTGCTCTTCTGGAACTGATTTTGACGTTGATCATTCACGCGCGGATGCTCAAGACGAACACGTGTCACGCGGTCGTTTCGATCGTCGCCGCTTCAGGTATGTTTCTCGGCTCCAAGATTGGGAGAGAGTTTTTATGTATCAAGTAAAGACGACGCCCGTTTGAACACTAAATGAGCATGTCCGCCCTTTGCAAGGTTTGCATGTACTACAACTCGTCTGAAAAGACGTGCGTTCGCTCTGTAGTTGCTGTGAGCCCGGGGAAGATTCATCACAATTACGCCAAGTTTGTCCGACTCGACAAGGACCAGTGTGGCCCACAGGGCAAGTGGTACACAGAGGTCATGGGGAAGGATGGCCTTTCGAAGAAGACGTCACTCGACGAGCTCTTCGAGTCGTTCGACATCTGAGCGCGATCTCTTAATGAATTGGGTAGCCGTCACGACCATTTCAAATTTGTGCTAACAATATTTGTTATAAAATAATAAGGTTTTTACTTTTTATTTCGGAATGGTCCAGTATTATAATTTATCCAGTTCTGGATATTCGCCAGAACCGTGTTGCGGTTAGGCTCTTCTGGCCCATTATTTCCGTTCCGCTTGATACGACCATTTGTGTTGGTAACATAATAGCCACCGGCGTTAGAACTCTGGTAACGCATAAAGAGCTGCACCAGGTTAGCCAGATTCGCGTTGTTGATATTCTTACCACGTACAAGGTTCTTCTCGAGCTTGTTCACGCGAGTCTTCTGGGCCTCCTTTTTCTTATTCTGGGCTGGTTTATTTGCCAGACGAGCCTTGTACGCGTTAGTTGTATTAGTCTTGACCGAACGTTTCTTTTGGTGCCCACGAGCCTCATAAACAAGATTACTCTTTACGTAGTTGAAGTTACCAGGACCGTATTTATAAACAGCCTGTCCGTTGTTGGTACGGTTGTTGTACGTAAAGTTCTTGCGGCCACCAGCCGTTATGGTGAATGCGTTACCATTCTTTGTATTGTACAGAACTGGTACGTGCGTGAGATATGGCGACCAGAACTTCCAGTTTTTATTGGCATATATAGCCTCGGCATTCTTGTAGCTATTCAAGCTAGACATTTATATTTAGGCACTTTTTTATTTTCCTGAGCGCGATTTTTTTTGAATGATTTCATTTGTGAGGAAAATTGCGAAAAAGTTCTTCGATACGAGATCGAGGGTATTGTACATTAAATTTTTCTGAATGTTCGGTAGCATATACGCCACGCCATATAATCCCCAAACAACAGCCGTTACATTAAATACACCATTTCCGGCGCCACCCATTTCTTTATAAATAACTTGGAATGTTGCAAAAAAGGCCAATGTACCGACCACGAGCGCCAACTCTCGTGATATGTATCCAATCTCGCCTAAATATCCCGCCAGGAGCATAACCGCGTTGAACAACACTATACGCCCCATCTGTGACTTGTATTTTTTAATCACGTCGATGATACCCATATCTTCAAGTTCACCGAGTTTGTAAACCAAGTAAGACGACAGACTGATAAGCATAAGAGGGGTTGTGATTGCCCAGTCGTAATATCTGGTGATTGCCATTGTAGCAATATCGTCGTGCGCACGTATGAAAGCTGTGTAAAATATGAATTGTACAGCCGTCACGACCAATTCAAGTTTGACCGCCTGTGTAAGCAGTTTAGGCTTTGTGTAACCCATAACACGTGTGGTATAAATACCAGCAAGCGCTTGTACGGCAATACTAAGATTTGTCGATTGGTGTACAATATTCATTATAATTCTGTTTATAAAATAATAATGGAGTGCCCCGTGTGTGCACAAGATCCGACGAGTCACTCCTTGAAACGCCTCGAGGATGAAGACGGTATCGCTGTAATGTATACGAAACCAGCAGAAGCGACGCGATATTGGGATCGTGACGGTATTCTATTTCATTACGACAACGCCCTTTCAAAAATACACGGTGATTGGATGTGGATTTTTGATGCGGATGAATTTTCAATAAAACACATGATGGAAATTGGAGTCGCCACGAGTTTAGCACAACTCATATCGACCAAATATTCTGAACATCTTCGTAAAATTATTATAAAGAATCCCACACCAATAGTAGAACTTGCAATCATAGTGGTTCGACCATTTTTGAATAAAAAAATGCGTTTGCTTATTAGTGAGACCAAATAGATTTTTTTTCTAAGTTCCCTTATATATGAATCGCGAGAATTTGGTAAACGCCATTACAGGGTCATATCTCAAAGGTAATAAAAACGTGTACAAAATCAGCAGTCCCAACGGTAAACACTACAGGTTGGTGAACAAGACATCGTTGGCAGCACTTCTCAATAGAAAAAATATCAACATCTTGAACCGAATGATTGCAAAAAATGACGTTCTAAAATACATAGCAAGAAAAAAAATAGAACGACATAATGTCCCTATATTTTTTATGTTGGAGAATCCATCTCCTAACTCTTCCCATAATAACTACGTGCGGAAGCAAAACTATGTATTCAGAAAATGGAATGCCATCCGTGGCATGAAGGAAGTTCGCAACCCGACAGGCTTCTCTCAAAATTTAAAACTCACCAATGTAAACCATCATAAATTGAGTGACAATAATCAACGTTATCTTCGGAGAGGTCGTCGTGATAATGTAAAAGAGACGGAAAATTACCTCCAGAAAAAGGCGGCCGAAAATGCCGAACGACGAAAGTATGTATATAACGTAAATGGGATGCGTGTGAACGCAAATTTCAAACATATAGGAGACATACCAAAAACTGCCACACTCATTCAGAAAAACCACGCATCGTATCCTACTAAACATGCAGCGAATATTAAGCAGAAATTTAAGCAGTGGGCAATAACCACTCTAAGACCAAACTATAACATGAGAAGTGTGAATATTAAAGTGTACAAGTTGTAAAACTTGCCATCGTGGTTATTTAAAAATACTATTATGAAGAGCATCACGGTACGCCATAACAAGCTCATCGTGCTCTCCGTTCATACCTTTGAATCGAAAGCTCGAATCTAAATTTTCAAGAATCGCGCGATCCTGTTCGACGATCGCCTTTCCCATGAGCACAAAGAGTGTGGAAGGGACGCCGAAGTTTTGACTGAAACCCACAAACATCTTGGTCGTGAATTCGTCCAATGGGCACAGTGTGACATATGTCATGAGCACTTTGTCCCCGTGGACAACAACGTCACTCCATGTGGTATACGGAAGAACAAACGCGTGGAAATTGTGCGTCGTCGAAAGTCCGAACATTTTGGTCGACAGGGCCTCTCGGTTTGGCACGTAGTCAAACTCTATCGTGTGCCCCTTGTGGGTGACGTTTGTCGGTTTCTCTCCGGGCGTCCCGAAACCGAGAGGATTTGCGTGAACCCATGACGCGTGACACGGATCGATTCCGTTCTCGATGATCATCTGGGCGGATTGTTTGATGGTCGTCTCGAACCACATGGTACTGAATCCGGGTTCAGTGACATGTGGCACCTCGGGCGGGTCGGGACCGTCGAGGCCCTTCGGGCGAACCCACAAAAGGCCATTCTGATCCTTCTTATCAAAATCAATCTGTAAAAGCTCCGCACAATCGTTCCCCCATGGTTTACACAACTTCTTCTCAGTGTATTTCCACCCGTGGTACGGGCACTCAATCGCACCATCCGCAAGAACCTTGCCGCCAGACAATGACGCACCTCTGTGCCGACACGCATCTGACGTTATTTGAACCTCATGGTTGTGATTACGCCACACGACGTAGTTACGACCCGAGAGAGTCACCTTTCGTGGCTGTTTACCGAGCGTCACAGAGCGCGTCAGTGCGATCCAGCCTTCCATCTTACTTTAAAATGTTGTATATTTTTAAATGGACTCTTATACTTTGCTCTTCTGGATAGGGTTTTTGACCCTGATTATCATTCACGCGCGGATGCTCAGCACGAACACGCGCCACGCGGTTATTTCGATCGGTGCCGCGTCAGGGATGTTTCTCGGCTCCAAGATTGGAAGAGAATTTCTGGGCATCAAGTAATGAAGAGCTGTCTCAAAGCCGGTCCTAAAAACAAAAAGTGCGTCAGGACCTCGAACAAAAAGGTTTTCAGTCTTCCGAGAAAATTCTCAAAACTCGCATGTCTCATAGGTCCTATTAAAGGATTTACTATGCGAGCGAGCTGCGCGCCATGGATAAAGAAACACTAATCTTACAAAATGGATATTCATATGCCATGTCTTTATAAAAAGGTTCAAGTATGTAGAAATTTCATTAACCCCCAAACAGTCTATTGAGGATACTAGGGAAAATAACATAGCTATCAATACAATAATGTAGTAGGTTACGGTGGTCGACCAAACCCAGGCGGACGAAAATTCTACAAACTTTTTTCTCAGTCCATGACAAATGGGACGTCCCAGGACAACTGAGAGTCTCGTGTGCCCCCTATGCAAGAGGGACTTTTCTCAGGAGCGCGCAGGTACGACATCATACAAACGACACGTGGTCCGTAAGAATCCATGTGTCCTTCCAGAAGGCCGCGAGTATCACAGAGAGCGTCCCAAGTTTTTCGAGGGTGTGGTCATCAACGACTTTGATGATATGGACCTGGGTCACGTAAAGGGCCCAAATGACGAAGGGTCTAAAAGGGTCTGGGTCATCTCTGTACTCCAGCAAATCTTCAGCATCCCAGTGAACAAGTGCATCGTCCTCAAGAATATCGAGCTCTACCCGGACGAGATCTACATCAAGCGTCGGGGTGGCGCCCAAGTGATGAACATCCACGACTTGACCATCTTGACACTCTTGATGCTCCATGAGCGTCTGTACCCTTTCCTTGAGCTTTCAGGATGGGAAAAGTACGAAGAGTTTGAGGATTGGGTTGCAATGGTCGCGGGTGTGGCCCTCAAGGATCGGAATTGGCTCGGTACAATCGAGCCCTTGTCATATTATTACATAGCCGTCCGGGACTTTCTCAAAAACTACCTATTGAAGATGAAGCACAGAAGACACGAAACCTTGATGCTCGCGAGCGCAACTCGTACACGTTAAAAACTTGAGCAATTTATAGAGGAATGGATATCGACGGGTTCTCGAAAAGGGCCTCTAATTTCTTCCCCAAAGCCAAGGACTGGCCGCCCCCTGAACGTCAGGTTGTGGTCACACCGGAGGAGATGGTCAAGTCTGATAACAGGAAGACGGTACCACCTCGCAAGAATAATTAGAAATTTCATTAACCCCCAAACAGTCTATTGAGGATACTATAAACATAATGTTTGACGATTTTCATATACATAAAGGGTCACCTAAATGGAGCGGCTCGTCATTTTACAATATTACAAAATGGATATCCATTTTGTAATATTACAAAAACGACCCTGGCGGGGATCGAACCCGCAGTCTTTCGCTTAGAAGGCGAATGCATTATCCTATTATGCTACAGGGCCAAAATTGCTCTCGTCGAGTTTCGATCTCGACACCTCTCGCTTACTAAACGAGTGCTCTACCAAATGAGCTACGAGAGCGGAATGCATCAGGTGGGTTTCGAACCCACGCGGCTTGCGCCAGCAGAAAACCTCGTTTTACTTGAGTCTGCCTCCTTAGACCACTCGGACACTGATGCGCTGCTCCAGCCCAGGATCGAACTGGGGTTGGCGGCTCGCCTTATTTCATAAGACCACTGTACTAACCGATTATACTACTGGAGCGTCATCTTTTTTTTTGCGCGCGTACCTTTACACATTTACAGACCAGTAGAACCAAAACCGTCCGAGCCACGAGCAGTCTCCTCGGGGGCCGCAACCTCAACAACATCCGCGTGAGTGTAATTCTCAAGAATGAGCTGAGCAATGCGATACCCCGGCTTAATCACAAAGGGAATACGCATATCAGTATTCACCAGGACCACCTTGAGCTCACCAGTGTAATCGGGGTCAATCACACCGGCCAGCGTATCCAGACCGTGCTTCACGGCCAGTCCAGAACGAGGTGCAATACGACCATAGGTTCCGGGTGGGAGCTGGACAGCAATTCCAGTAGAGACGACAACACGGTGACCGGGCAGGACGACATATCCATCGATGCTGTACAAATCGTATCCGGCCGCCCCGGGCGTACCGCGAGCCGGCAGGCTTGCGTTTGGTGTCAGGCGAGTGACCAGAAGCTGTGAGGCCATTGTACCATATATACAGTGTCAATCTTTATCTAAACAAAGGGTAAGAATGTGTGACCCAGAGCACGAAGTGTATTACATCAAGGCTGATTCAGTCTTTGCCCCTTCAAACAACACATTCACCGTCTACTTGAATACATCTCTGAGAAATGTCGTCCGGGCCGAAGTCATGTCCTTGAGTGCTCACTCGAACGTCGTATCGTCCGGTAATCAAAATTACATGTACGTGTACATCAATGAACTTTCGACCAAGTTTAACGACCGGGCGAACGGCCAGATTGCAATCCAGGTGTCTGGTCAAACCTCAAACATTGGTTCCAATCCATCCGGAACTATAGCAAACCTGAGCAAGCTCGCCACGTCAATCGTGGCTGTTCCACTCGAAGAGATTCAGCAACGGACCACTTTCACTGTCAGTCAGAATTATCCGGCTCAGGCAGTTTTCATCGAGCCGATCCGTCAGATTGACCGACTCACCATCGAGCTTCTGAGTGGTGGCGGAGCCAGCTTGCAGAATGCCGGAAATACATTTTTGGTGTTTCGGTTTACGTGTGCAAAGGGTAATCGCTGCCTGTACTAGCTACAAAAGTCGCATGAGGGCCATGGCGAGCGCCGTCATACTAGACACTGACACGTCATCTGTAGCAATATGGAACAGTTCAATAGGGGTCACCTGGATGTGATGAACTACGACATCATTCATCACCGAAGGAACAAAACCCACGACGGACGTCTTGACGACGTACCGTTCGACATATCGTCCGGTACGTCTGACGTACGGTTCAGAGTTCCGGACCGCTTTACGAACATGTATACACGACCGTCGAATACCTTTGTTCATAACGTTCTTTTAATAGCGTTGATAATTTGCTGGGCGCGCGAACGTGCACCGACTACGTTTTTATCGTAAATCTTCTTTATAAAGTTCTTCACTGTTCCGTTCCCGTAACTCTTTTTTTTGATACGTAACAGAGTCGAAAGACGGGCCGTATTCTTGAGTCCCTTTTCGGGCCTATTTCCTGTAAGAGGATTGCGATTCTTGATTCCGGGATATACGAACGAACCAGCCAGCACAACCGCGACATTACGGTACATGTACTTGAGGCGCTCCATCGGAATGCCGTACAGACGCGTGTACGGCAGGTGCAGATGTTCACGACTGATACCCGGTACATATGCCAACGTCGAATCGACAAAGTCGATCGGTTTGGACATTCCTGGAAACTGCAACTTGTACGAAATCACCTGGTAGACCGTCTTGCCGGTCGCCGGCAACACCCGAATCGGTGGTACAAAATCAACCACGACCAGTTTTGCACCGGTCGCCTTGTACTCTTTGTTGAGCCACGTGATGAAACCGCTCACATGGCTGGACATAACCTGGCGCATCGCAAAAATACGATTCGAAATGTCTATCCGAGACCGGAGTCGTCTGGGGACCGCAAACGTAAAATCAAAGTCGGATGTGTCGCGAACTTTGGCCGGCGCACGGATCGCGCGAGCCTCGAGATACAATTTGACAGCCATGCCGCCACCGAGGTACGGAACAAACCCACCATATTGGCGTATCAGGCGACGATGTGTCTTGCAATACGCGACAAACAACTGTGGAAGTGACTCGACGAGTGTTCGCTGGTCGAGGACGGCCCGGGGACGATTTAGTGCGACACGACGTTCGAGGGAATGAGTCGCGTCAGACAACATGATTTCGGAATGAAACATACCGCTGTGGAAGATGGTCCGGGCACGCGGTGCGTAGTATCCATCGTAACGTTCGGGCCGAAGAAACTCGCGCGTCAAGCGTTGGGCCAAATCATGGTCAATGTCCGCGACACTGAGACGCTGTCCGGGGCGTTTGTTCCGTGCACCCGGGAGAGATGCCCGAGGACCATAAAGAACTTTGTACGCCTGGACTTGTTGGGCGCGAGTCGTACCGACTCCCATGGCAAATCGCAACAGCGTCCTGGTTTCTTTGGTCAGGCCCGGATACTTGTTCACGAGCAACTGAAGGTTTTTGGGCGACATGGTGAATAGGCGCAGGGGCTTCTTGGCCAGGTATACACTGGGCTGGCCGTATACGCGCGCGACACGCGAGTTTGTCGTCGCGAAGAAATGACGCACGTTTCTCAGCATGACGGAACGGGTCCGTAGACCTTTGTATATACGAGTCCCCTTTGAGAGGACCGTCTCGCCGAAAATCATCTCTACTAAGAGTATAGATAAAAATGGCTTCCAAGTATGTTGCACTTCTCATACGTTCGCGCGAAAAGGCGCACATGTATCACCTGACGACCAACTCTTTCGCGGAGCACAAGGCGCTTCAGGCGTACTATGAGGGTATCGTCCCCCTGTTGGACGCGTATGCCGAGGCATACATGGGCAAGTACGGCCGGCTCAAGCGGTTCGTGTTGCCGCGTAACGCGACAAAGACGAGTGCGCGCATGTACTTCAAGACGTTGCTGACGCGCATTCGTGGGTGCCGTCTGCCACGTGACACCTACCTGAAGAACATTCAGGATGAGATTACGGCGCTTGTGCGTTCGACGTTGTACATGTTAACGCTTCGTTAACAGGGGGTTAACACTGAAGTGAAAAGTTCTCCGGCACGAATGTAATCGGCAAGTGAGTTTCGTGAAGCCGCGAGCGCAAACGTCTTTGCGTTTTCATTTTCGGAGCACATCGACGACCAGTCATCCCCTACTCGGCCTATCCACGAGTGACACACAACACGTTTCGGGACATCCTTGTGTTGAAAGAACCGACCCATGATGTAATCATCGCTGATGTACATGACTGGGTCGGTCGTTGCGGTCAGCGGTGGTATGTCCGGAAACCCTGTGAGATGTTTGAGTTGAAACATTGTACCAAACCCATTTTCAAGAATATCGGCCCGATTTCCGTGTCCCCACACGATTCCGTACCGAAGTTGGCCAGTGTGCCGTAGTACCGTTTCAGGGTAGTACATTCCACTGTATCCGACAATGTCGCCAAACTGTTTCCAGCCCTCGTACAAACCTTCAATGAACCGTTGTGTATAGGTCATGTCATCATCGAGTGTCACGATGAGCGTCTCCGGGTCACGTTCATACGCCGTTATCGGAATAATCTTATTGAGACATGCTCGGTCGTGTTCGAGTTCAATCACGGTTACACCAAGCTCACGAAGTTTTTGTTTGAGTTCGGGATCCAATGGTTTTTTGAACCGGATGTACTGATTCGGAATGTTTACGTACATTGCGTCCGGTTTGATTGTACCGGATTGAATGCTCTTGATAGTCTCGAGGATGGAATCTTCACGCGTCGGAATCACCGTCATGGTCGTGACGATACGAACCATTAAAGATATACTAGCTTTATAGTCATATGTCTCTATATAATGAATATGAAGAATCCGTAAAACGACAACTCGGACGTGACGAACTTACTTTCAAAAGTGATCCGAGCTATCAATACATGCTTGAACATTCGGGTTCTGGACACATGGGTTTGAGATTTTTAGAAGTTATTGGAAAACAAATACGTGTCGAAGATGAACGACCGATGACAGGTCCATTTAACAAATTTGTTTTTTTCTAAAGATTTAAATACATTGAATATAAATGGCTGACATTAAGACGATAGATATTGTGTATCTTCATGGACCCCATAGACCCGAACGCAAAGAACATATCGAGGCACAGTTGCGCGAAAAAGGTCTCACGGCTGAGTGTCATGTTGGTGTATCGGACAAAGGTCATTTGAGTGGCGTCACAGGCATGATTGCAGTGATGAAAAAACGTCTCGAGGGTGAGTTTAAACCGTTTCTTTTGCTCGAAGATGATTGCAGCACGACGGAATGGTTCCGGTACACATTTCCTGTATCAGACGACGCCGATGCCGTATATCTCGGTTTGAGTATGTACGGTCTTCATCCGCATCATGATTTTGGCATTCCTCGTGTCGAGTATGTCGGCGTCCCTCATGAACCAGAACTTGTACGACTTTTGAACATGTTGTCAAACCATGCCATCCTTTTTGCATCAAAACGTTGGACCGAAAATTGTCTTGCATGTTTTGAACGAACTGCACTTTATGCGAAAGATCCAAGAATGTACGACATAGAACAATGTCGTACGCTCCCAAAGTTTAACGTGTACGGATTACGGAAACCCTTATTTTTTCAGGATGCGAAGGTTGGTGGTCAGCAAGAACCAACATACATAACTTTTAAAGATTAAAGACTTTTCATTTATAATGGTACTCGTTGTGAATCTTTTTGATAGAGACTTTGCACATGCCCGTGAAGCTCACGGATGTGATGCATGTGGTGTACTGCCTGCATCGAAGATTCAATATGTACGGGACCAGATGACATGGGATGGTATTACACTTTTTACTGACCAATGTATACCGTACGTTGACCAGGTCCAATCGCGTATCAAAATTGCATGGATCATCGAGCCGCCTGTTATTCGAAATATTTGGTACGTTCATCATAAACAACTCGAGGAGAAGTTTGACTACATCTTGACATATGATCAGAGTCTCATCGATAGTAATCCCCAAAAGTATATTCGGTATCATCTTTCATCGGTTCGTATTCCCGAACCGGACCGTAAGATGTACGAAAAAACTAAGCTTTTGTCGCTTGTTTTGTCGTCCAAGAAGGATGCGGTCGGTCATCGTCTTCGACATGACATTGCCGAAAAGTTTGGTTCGAGCCGGATGGATATTTATGGCGACAAGTACATTCCGTATCCGGACTGCCTTGTGGCCTACAAAGATTACGCATTTGTGATTGTGACGATGAACTGTAAGATGAATTACTTTTTTGCAGAATACCTTACGCATGCATTTGTGACGGGAGCTGTACCGATATTTTGGGGGTGCCCTAAAATTGACGAAATCTTCAATCCGCGCGGTATGATTGTGTTTGATACACTCGATGACCTCGAGAAGATTTTGCCAACACTGACGTTTGAGCTTTACGAAACCATGAAGCCTTACATCCTGGAAAATTTTGAAAAGGCTAAGAATTACATTAGTGCAGATGACAGCGTCGCAGATGGTATCGCACGTCTGAACAGTTCTCTGACCGCGTCAGGTGTCACAAACTGATTATTTCCAATGTAAACACCTTGTGCGTTGGCAAGTTCTGCATTAGGGACTTGAACGGTTTCTGCCCATTTTTTTAGGAATGGTTGTTGCAAAAGATTCCCGGCAACAATTGGGCGGTGTTCGACGCCAATTTCGTCAAACACCTTTTTGAGACGCGGCATCATGGCCGCATCCCGACATACAAATGGTAGCGAAAAACTACTATTTGTCTGGTCGGCCTGTGGTATGTAAAATAAATGTTCGACTTTACGAAGTTCTTCTATGAATATCGCATAGTTCAACTTGCGTTGTTTGATTGTTGCGTCGAGACGAAGAAGTTGGGCAAGTCCGAGTACGGCACCAAACTCGGTGTTTCGAAAATTAAAACCGTCGGTCAGGAACAAGAATCGACCATCGATAGATGGCCATTCAGCCTTGGCTTTTTCAAAGTTTTCGGGCGTCATTTCACGGGCCATCCCGTGACTGCGTTTGAGGCGCATCAGTTCGTACAGTTCTTTGTTGTTTGTAGAAATCATTCCGCCTTCGACTGTCGTCATGTGATGACCGTAATAGAAACTGAATGTCGACCCCGTTGAAGAAGTTGACCCTCGGCGAATACCGAACGCGTCTGTGACGCCATGGGACTCACATATATCCTCGAGGAAAATAGCATTTGGATAAACCTCCTTGAATTTTTCAATCGGAGCATTGAGTCCGAGAAGATGGGTCACAAACACAATACGAATTTCAGGATCCGGAACGAGCACCCTTTCGTCAAAGCTGAAATGTTCGAGAGAAATGTCAGCAAACACCGGTTCGAGTCCGAGTTGAATCACAGGTGAAACATTCGTAACCCACGTATTGGCCGGCACAAGAACTTTTGAGCCATTCGGAATCTTGTACAGCTCTTTTACGGCCGCGACAAGTAAAAGGTTTGCGGTACTTCCGGACGACACAAACAATGAATGCTCAACCCCTAGCCACCGAGACCAAGCCTGTTCAAACTCTTTCACCTTGGTTCCGTTTGTAAATTTGTCCGATGTGAGTATAAACTTGACAAGACGTAGTTTATCCATAAAAGTTATGGAGTTTTTCATGAGTGGCCACTGCATTCATATAAAAACCACTATTTTTTTTAAGTAACACACTTGTAACAATTTAAAATATTACATATATATTTGATGTCAGTGTCTGTAAGGTTCATGTGTGTCGGTAAAAAGAGACCGTGCTCTGAAATATATTTAGCGTTTGGTACATCTGCGAGAGCCGGATAGCATACACGTGTATCGATTCCATGAAGTTCCAAAAACTTTACAAGTTCGTCTCGGTTTTCGACAACAATGTCAACAAACCACGGAAATGAAGAAAAATTAAAAGATGGAAAGTACGTCTGATAGAGACGTGCGATTTCTTTGTATCGTTCAACTCTCTTTGGAAGTTTCTTAAATTGTGCGAGTCCTATGACAGCCTGCAAATCTGTATATTTAAAATTTAAACCAAACATATCATATTTTTCAACACCCCCGGATACCCTACCAAAGTTCTTAATCATACGTATTTTTGACGCAAGACTGTCGTTATTTGTGACGGTAAAACCTCCCTGACCTGTACTTATAATTTTTGGTGTACTCAGTGAAAAACAGGCAACGTCACCGACTGTTCCGTATCGAAGACATCCAACTGACTGTGCAGCATCCTCGATGAGAAATAATGAATTATCTTTGCAGACTTTTGAAATTTCGGAAAGGCCGGCATCTCTATTGTTTAGTGAAACATGAATGACAGCCTTGGTTTTGGGTGTCATTGCAGCAAGTACAGCACTGGGTGTAATAGTCCATGTTTCATTTGATACATCTACAATTACAGGAGTAGCCCCTATACTTTTGACAGCATTTAATGTCGCCACCATAGTATATGCCGGAACGATAACTTCATCATCTTTACCGACATCACATGCAAGAAGTGCACATATGAGGGCTGCAGTTCCGCTCGTCACCATAGAACAATGCTTTACATTCATGTAATCCTGAATATATCTCTCGAGTTTTTGAGTCTCTTTGAACTCTGTATAGAATGGGTCACCTGTATGGATATAATTTGAGATTGCCAGTGTCTCTTCTGCCTCGAAAGTAGGTCGAGATTGGACTATGATATCTTTTCTATGATACCATTCCCATTCAGGTTTTTCCTTGAATACCACCTGATAGTACCCACCAATTGTGATTCTGACAGGTTGTCTCTCTGTATTCTCATCACGTGGCTGCGTGTAAACGATTTGACTGTTCATTATATATCTGTAATAGTCGGTCGGTGGAACAACTCGGAAATCAAAAGAAACCCGAAGATAATTTTCCTGATTTGGTTCATTGTGGTGAATACACGTGTTACCGTTAAAGTAAAAGAGATCACCATATTCTAGGTTTTGACTTTCAAAGTCACCTTTTCCGGGTTCGGACTCTATATAAATACTAGCAGTCTTCGACATAGTCGTCAACGGGATGATAAAATTTCGTTCACCAACTGGGTGAGAACCAAACGAATCCGAATCACAATGTTTCTTAACCGAGATAGAACCGGGAAACTGCATACGAATACTTGGGAAACTCTGATAAATGAGACATGGCTCATCTGGAAATAATTCAACATGTATAGCTCGGATCATTTCACAATAAATATTTTTAAACTCATCGTCTTGTTTGATAGCCTTGTAGAACTTCTTGTGAAGAGGGGTTTCAATATCATTTACGTTAAAAAACTCTTCATATCCAATGTGAAGCTGTGAAAGATTGTCAGTGTCGTATACTTTATGCATATATTCGAGAAACTGAAATTTTGCCTTTTCAAATGTCATAACGTGGTGTTGTCCGAAAGTTCTTTTGCGTACAAACATTATATCACAATTGTCTTTGTTTTTTAAGTATTAAAGAACGTGTGTTATAATAATATATGGCGCTTACATGCGTGTTTACATCCACAGATTCTCCGTATTTAGCAGAAAAGTGTACAGGTCTGGGGAATGTTCTTTTTCAGATTGCTGCACTGTACGGAATTGCTAAAGAAACGGGGAGAACTGTTGAATATGCCAACCTTGAAACTCTGAATGAAAAACTTAAAATACTCACGGGTCATGATTATACAAAAACAATATTTAGAAATGTGCCAATGGGTTCAAAATTTCAATATGACCAACATGTCACGTGTCCTCATAATTACATGTCAAACTTTAAACAAGAATTGAATAATTTTATCAAGGAATATACTAGGAACATTTGTTTCAATGGGCACTTTGAATCATATCATTACTTTTCGAGCTGCGAGGCTGAAATTCAATCTATGTTTTCTCCGGACCCTGATTCCCTTGCATTCATGAACGCGAAATATCCGATACTCTTTGATTCTTCAAAGAAATGTGGTTCTATTCATATTCGAAAAAATCATCCAAATTTTACAGACGAAATCGATTATATCAAACGAGCTCTAGAATATCTTCCACGTGACGTGACATATATTGTACTATCAAATGATATGAAAATAGTAGAACAGGAACTTGCACCTATCAATAACAATTTTATATTTGTCGGAAACAATTTAGATTTTATAGACATGTGGATCATATCTATGTGTCGGTACAACATCATGTCTCATTCGACTATGTCATGGTGGGGCTCTTTTCTGAACACACGTGATGACAAGATTGTCATCTGCCCAAAGACTATGCAGAAGATTTATCCGGGACCAATCTGTAATTTTTACTTTAAAACATACATACAGTTATAGTAAATGGTCTTTAGAACTCTCAATCTTACCGACTATGTTCAATACAAAGAACTCATTTCATCTTTTCGACCAACTGAGTTTAGTCGAGAACAATTTTCTCATTTTGTAAATACACTGGGTGAACATAAGCAGGTGTGGCTTATTGAAGAAAACTCGAAAATATTAGCAACCGCAACAATATTATACGAGACAAAACTTATATTTAATATATCAGTGACGGCTCATGTAGAGGATGTATGCGTCCATCCCGATTTTCGAGGAAATGGGTTAGGGTCACAAATTATGGGTAAAGTATACGAAGACGCAAAGTCTCGGGGATGTCGAAAATTGACACTTGTGACCGCACCCGACACTAGCCATTTTTATATTAAAAATGGTTATGAAATGAGGGGAGTTCAGTTGTCACTTCTTATATAAAAGATTACACCATCATTTCTTTAATGAAGGTTCTTGTGACGGGTGCATCCGGACTCGTCGGTCGTGCGCTCACTGCACTTGATGGTGTTGAATGGATTTCGGTATCGTCAAAAGATACAGATCTTCGTAAATATGATCAAGTAAAAGACTTGTTTCAAAAACATATACCATTCGATGGTGTGATTCATCTCGCGGCCAATGTCGGTGGTGTCTTCAAGAACATGGCTCAACCGGTCGAAATGTACGAAGACAATATGCTCATGAATACAAATATTCTTCGGGTCGCACACGAGTGTGGGGTTCATCGTGTTTTATGTTATTTGTCGACGTGTATCTTTCCAGACCCAGCGCCCGGCTATCCCATGACGTCCGACATGCTTCACACAGGTCCACCTCATTCAAGCAATCAGGGATATGCGTACGCAAAACGAATGGTCGATATTCATTGCCGGGCGTATCGTCAACAGTACGGTCGTGAATATTTTTGTGTCGTCCCGACAAACATTTATGGACCGTATGATAATTTCAATATGGAAAATGGTCATGTCATTCCGGCCCTTATTCACAAATGTTACTTGGCCCAACGCGATGGAACACCACTTGTTGTGGCCGGTGATGGGACACCCCAACGACAGTTCATCTTCAGTGAAGACATTGCCCGTATGACTCTATGGGCATTCCGTGAGTACAAGATGCTCGAACACCCCCTGATTATGTGTCCACCGGATGCTGAAGTTCCGCTGTCGCATGTTGTCAACATCATTACCAAGGCTTTTGAATTTACAGGTCCTGTAACGTATGATACGACCCGTACGAACGGTCAGCTCAAGAAAACAACAGACCATACGCGAGTCGATTTTAATTATACGTCGCTTGACGAAGGTATACGGAAGACGGTTGAATGGTTTAAAAACACTGAGCATAAAAGAATATAATGAAAGTGATAATCAGTCTCACCGTTATACCATCTCGATTTAAACATCTTCAGGGTGTCATTGACCGTCTGGAACTTCAGACGTGTCACGAAATCTGGGTGAACATCCCACCAAACTATAACAGATTTCCTGACTGGGATCAATATGTTCCGACATTGTACGGAAAAAAGTTAAAAATTAACCGAGAGTGTGAAGATTTGGGTCCGGGCACGAAGGTTATAGGTCCCGCAACTCATCTTGAACCGGAAGATATCATCGTGTATCTCGACGACGATACTGTGTATGATCCAAAGATGGTCACGAACCTCCTCAAATGGTGGAAGACCGATCCTACATCTGCATGGGGGTTATCAGGGTTTGATTTTAAAAATTATTTTCAAAAGTTGTATCCGCGTCAACATGGAACGGCAGTTGATGTTCTCGAAGGATACGGTGCCGTTATTGTAAAAGCGGGATGGATACAGTGTATCGTCAACGAGTTCAAGGAACTTCGAACCGAGGCTACTTTGGCTGATGATGTTATTATTAATAATTTGTTAGCTCGACACGCCATAAAACGCAAGACGTGTTATGTGACCGAATGTCATATAGGTCTTGTTCGACAGTTGTCGTATGGATTTGAAGGTGATGCATTACACCACCAGACTCCCGGTGGACATCATGAGAATTATCGCCGAGTGCTGGACTCTCTTGACCTCAAGGGTCAAAACTACTTTGCAATGTAATTATCCCAATCTGTATATTCAAAATGTTTGTAGCCAAGTTTTACCAATTCAGCAAATGGTGTCGAAACACAATCAAGTCCGACAAGTTTTGGATCGATCCGCTGTTCGTTATGTTCAAAAAATATAACAGGTTTGTATTTTTTGATTGTATCCGCAGCCCCCTTGATAACAAGTCCCTCAGCACCCTCGACATCAATTTTCATGAAATCGAGTCCGGGTAGATTCAGTGAATCGACCGTCACGACATCCATCATCTCACCCCCTTCACCAATACCGATACCTCCTTTGTTCCATCCTTGTTGGTGAGGGGCGTCGTCTCGTACAGTGTCCAACGAAGCCAGTGAAACTGACATCACTTTATGACCAAGACCTTTGTTGAAGGTGTGCACCCGACTACCAAGACCATTGCGTGCGACATTTCTTGAAAGAATTTCGTACAAATTCTTCTGCGGTTCAAATGCCCACACAGTCGCGTCAGGGTTGAAGTGTGCATAGCTTATACCGTGACATCCAATATTCGCACCGGCGTCAACAATGTACTTTGACTTTTCAATGTACGGCTTGAGTATACCATTGATGATATGAGACTCGAAAACTTGGCCGGACGACATATGATTGCGGATGTAACAATCTTCCTCATCGATTTCGTATATACCGTTTGGAGTATGAATAATCCGACCCATTATCATTTTTGGCTCTTTTTACTTTAAGCATAGCCGGCCATACTATGTAATGCTCGTCGATACGTTTATGTTCTATAACGAACTCGATGTTCTCGAGTTGAGACTGACAGTTCTTGACCCACATGTCGATCTTTTTGTTATTGTCGAGGCGGAGTTGAATCACGTCGGTGGCCCAAAGGAACTGTTCTTTCAGAAGAACAAAGAACGATTTGCCAAATGGCTTCCAAAAATCCGACACATTATAGTCAAACAAGAAGAGTGTCCGGGTGACAAAAATCCATGGGCCCGGGAAAAGTATCAGCGTGAATGTATTTTACGAGGCCTCGAAGGTGTCCCTGACAACGCGTGTGTGATGGTCAGTGACCTCGATGAAATTCCATGGATGGAAAAGATTCCACAGTCTCCATTGCCTCATGTCATATGTGTTGTTCACATGTACATGTTTGAATATTCTTTGAAATATATTTTTACGGGAGAACCGTGGTTCGGTACGGTACTGACAAACTGTGAACTCTTCAAACGAGTCGGTCCCAACTATCTCCGTGAAAATAGATGGAAATTTCCAGTGTTTCAAAATTGTGGATGGCACCTGAGCAGTTTTGGTAACTCGGATCATGTATACAACAAACTTCAGACATATGCTCACGGAAAAGACCCAGAACGCGAGAGTGAAACACCCGAACTTTTGCATAAATATATAAATGATGGTATTCATCTTGATGGTAAGACGTTACTCATATCTCGCCCGGATGACGTCCCACTTCCAGCAAATTTAGATGTTCTTCAACGTCTTAATATGCTATAAAAGAATAAAGCCTATAAAAAATAATGTCCCGAGTGGCAATTGTTACCGGAGTTGCTGGTCAAGATGGGTCGTACCTCACCGAGTTGCTTCTCGAAAAGGGGTATACAGTGTACGGACTCATGCGGTTTTCGAGTCATGCAAGAGTGACACCTGAACACCCTCGTTTTCATTTGGTTCGGGGGGACGTCACCGACTCTCTATGTATATCATCACTCGTAAAACGTGTCACGGATATACCAACTTGGGAACGTATCGAGGTGTACAATCTGGCGGCACAATCACAAGTACAAGTTTCGTTCGAACAACCGGAGTGGACAACGCGCGTCGATGCACTCGGTGTGCTCAATATTCTTGAAGCGATTCGTCTGTCCGGTGACAAACGGATTCGTTTTTATCAGGCTGGAACTTCTGAGATGTTTGGTAAAGTTCAGGAGGTGCCCCAGTCTGAAAAGACGCCATTTTATCCACGGAGTCCGTATGGATGCGCAAAAGTCTACGCCTTCTGGATTACCAAAAACTATCGCGAGGCCCATGGCCTCTACGCATGTACAGGTATCCTATTCAATCACGAATCGGAGCGACGTGGCGAGGAGTTTGTGACGCGCAAAATTACCAAGGCGATCGGGTCACGTAAGTTTCCGATTCGGCTTGGGAACCTCGAGGCGCGGCGCGACTGGGGATACGCGCCCGACTATGTCGAGGCCATGTGGCGTATGCTTCAGTTGGACACCCCGGATGACTATGTCGTTTCGACCGACGAGACGCACACCATTTATGAGTTTGTCGAAAAAGCTTTCGGGTACATCGGTGTAAAGCTCATGTGGGATGAAGACGGTACCGGATGGAATGTACTCACAAATGAACCGATGGTCGTCCGCGACCCGGCATTTTATCGCCCTGCCGAGGTTGACCATCTCATCGGTGATTCGTCAAAGTTTCGTCAGGTTTCCGGATGGTCACCGACAGTGTCGTTTGACGAAATTATACGACGAATGGTCGAGGGTGACACCATTCGCACTTCTTCTTCGAGTGACACGTCGTCAATTCGGGCATAGGCAGCCTTGAGTCCCAAAAGACGTCGAATTTCGTGTTGGTCCAAAAAACGAAAGAAACGTCGTTTTTCTTTTATGTTTCGAAACGCCATATTCTTGTCTTTGATTGCCTGACAGACCGGCCAGGTTGCACCGCGCAACTCCCACAGTTCAGCCTCGTGTGCATCGAGTCGTGGCAAGATGTTCTCACGGATGAGTTGTTCCATTACGGTATTTGCGTGATATTTTTTTAAAGTGTATGTTCTAGATGCTGACGTTACGTCAGACGTACATTCTCGTACGTATCATGCCACAGCTCTTCCAGTTGACCATCACTCTGATGTTATTGAGTAATACCACCCTTGCGCAACAATACGAGGCCAGTCGTAATCATCGCCAGGCCCAGGTACTGAAACCAGTTATTGAACCGCTCACCGAGAATAAAAAACGCCGCCAGGGATTCGATCAGACCAGACACGCCATCCCACATCCCGTTGACCCAAAGGATGTTGCCCTGTTTGAGAGCAGCGATGAGGAAGTAGATGACACCAGAATATCCGACGAGACCGCCGCCAAAATTCGCGAGCTTACCCTGGCGCGCAAAGAACTTGAACTGAAAGTCACCCAGTATCTCAAACAGAGATAGCATCAAAATATTCAAAGCGCTCATGTCTGTCAAATATAAAGAAAATAACTGCTGTTGAATAAATGGGTGACACTATTACTCAGCGCTTTATCAAAAAGTTTGACGCCACCAACGAGTCGCATGTCAAGTGGCTTCAGAAGATGACCGTGCTCGCCCCTTCCCTTGGTGACCCCAACGCCCGCAACCAGGTGGTCAATGACATCAACGACAACCCTATGAAGATTAAGGTATCGGTCGTCGAGGCACTCGACTGGCCCCATATCCACTTTGTTCTCGCCACGTCATACGCGACACAGGTTCTGACCGGCAAGGCGTTCATTCCCTCCAGAGTTGTTTGAGTCGATCGACATAAAACTCAACTGGAACATTGAGTGATACAAGTTCGCCATTCATATTATATCCATCTCTCGTTGGTGTCACGGTCGACAGCGTAATCATATCAAGATAAGCCTCGACGCAATACACTTTGAGATTTTCCATGTCCCATTGCTGAACATTGATAATCTCAAGATCAGTCGAGTTATTACCATACCCTGTATACAATTGAAAGTCAAACATGGTCGTCGATGGCCATTCCTTATTCTGGCGCACATGTCGTTCGATCATGTGCGCCATAAGAAGAGCATCTTGTTGGCGTCGAAACACTACAGTTGCTGTTTTCATATTTTCGTTTGACGTTCGCCAGGCAAACACGTTATTGTGGCTGCTGTGCAGAGTGTACACGCGCTTACTTCCCTGGTCGGTCGACATTTGACGACGAATTGTCGGAGGACGAATTGCAACCGCCATTTACGTTGAAACGTGTGGCTTGTTTATGTAACGATCGGCGACGCTGTCCGACTCCTGGCCTTTGTAGCCTGTGTACGAACGGGTCAGGATGACCCAGAGAGCAACAAAACCACCGGCGACCATCAAGGGTGTCGAAACGTTCTTCATTTTATTAACAGTCAATATTTTCATTCACCTGACAACCGAGACCAAAAATCGGGAATGGACCGAGGCTCTGGCTTCTCCTCTGGCTCTGGGTCCGGCTCGGTTTCTTTTTCAAGTTTCTTGAGTTCATACATGATATCCGCGAGAGTGAGTTTATCACAGATGTCATCCACGTCAACATCCTCGCCACCCTGAGCCTTGGCGAGCATTTCGGCAAAAACACGCTTTGGGCGCGTCATTATTTATGGTCTCAGATAAAAGGTTGTTTTGTGGGACGCGCTGAGTGCCTTTGCAAAGTCTGGGTTGTTGAGCACACACTCGCGAATAAGAACCCACAGGTCCCCTCGGTCGGTGATACCCTCGAGTGTGTCCCACATCATTTCCGTGTTTTCATCATGATTCTTTTTGAATGGAACTTGATTCAGTTCCATCTTTGTCTTTTGTTCGTTGAATCGTGTGACGACATCTTTTTGTTCACAAGAAGACATTGGAAGGTCTATCACGTAGACGTGATAGACGCTCACCGTGTCGGCGTCAGCCTCTGTGTCACCTGGACCTTTGTAGTCGGTCGTGAACCGAAAGTATGCGTAGGCGCCTCGCTTGAGGTCTATGGTCCCTCGAGTCTCTTCGTGAAGTTCACGGATTGCACAACGAAGTGGATTGTACACCTCGCGACGACGACACCCGCCTGTGACAAAGGTCCACTCCTTGTACCGCCTATCGTGTACGATGAGCATATGAGGGCGGTTCCCGATCATCGTCACCGGAATCGCTATCGATTTGTGCCTCTCGCGCAAATGGGGGTCCGCCATGGCGATCGCCCTCTACCATTGGGCCCTCAAAAAAATTAGCCAAAGTACGCGTGGATGGATTGTACGTAATCAAAAACAGCAGGCCGATCGCCAAGACCCACTTCCAAATTTGCATTCCTACTTTAGTCCCAATACAAAAGTGATGGCTCCCTGGGACTTAAATACGTTTTTCCAAGTTTTCCAAAAATTTTTTATTTCCCAATACAGTGTTTTTGGTAAGTTTTGATAAGAAGTTATTCGTGAGAACTCTATTTTTTTGTGTTATTAAATGTCTTATTTTAACAACCGGTGTTCTGTTAATTAGCGTCACATTCTTTGATAGGATATTTGGTGCGAGACTACTACCGGCCGCCAAAAGATCAATTGAAAATTTACCGTGATGAAGTTTCACATGGACAAACCGGAGAGGCGGTGGTCGGTTCGACGTGTACCCAATTCCGGCCAGTGCCATGGTAACCATATCAACATCACTCGGTCGAATGACAATATCAATGTCGTTCGGGAATCTGTGAAGTTCGACATGTAGGCTGTTTGCATGGAGTTTAGTCGCCATGCTTCCACTGAGAGCCCACGGTAATTTCAGACCATTGAGTGTTCTACGTATAATTTTCAGTTCATCGTCAAGACTACCATTGCGGTTCGCAATTGGACGTGTTCTCGGGGGAGTATTCATTAATTACACTTTATATATTTCTTTGATGATGAAGAACAAATACTTGTTCTTGACATCAAAAAATGTATGAGTTTATTTTTTGGTCTTTGGCTTCTTAGTGTTTTTACGGTTCGGCGTACGGGGTGCGTTGGGTGACGCAGGCGCCGCAGCAGCCATCATTTGTGCGAGACTTGGATTTTTTTTAGCTGGAGTACAAAAGTGCACCCATACCGCCTTGAATCCGGAGCACGTTGTAGTTGACAGCGTACACGTAGGCTGGCGCCGTGTTCTGGCTGTTGAGCGTCAGAGTCTTCACGGTCACGGTGGGGGGCGTCACGATGCGGTAGGTGTCAATGCGAGAGAAGTTGAGCGTGCCGGTCGGCTGCAGCTTGGACGTGTCCAGGCAGAACGACACAATAGCCACGTTGGCCACGGCACCGTATGGCGCGTAGCCGTTGGGCGTATGGTAGTACTGTGCCACATCGACCCAGTGAGGCAGAGCCTTGGACTCGCCAATGTCCACACCGTTCACCTGCGTCTTGAACTGCAGGGCGGATGCGGCAGACGCACTGCCCGCATAGACCGTGTTGTAGCTGTTGGACGAGAATGCCAGGTACTTGATGGGGTGGGCAAACGCCAGCTCCATCATCGAGGCGTTCGGAATCGCCTGGCGCTGCACCTGGGTGATGAGCATGTCCTGTGGCTGCTTGGCAAAGTAGTCGCGCTCGGACTGGTCGAGGTAGATGAAGTTGGTCCACAACAAGTACTGCAACTGAGCGTAGGACACGGCCGGGCTAATGTTGGTCGAGCTGCTGGTCGCGGTGTTGTTCAGGTTGGTCGACCAGGTGATCCGCAACTCAATGTCGTGGTACTGGAGCGCCACCAGAGGCAGGGCCGACTGCCAGTCCTTGCAGAAGAAAAACTTGAGAGCCTGGAAGCTGTTCACGTTCGAGCCTGGGGTGATGCTCCCATTCACATATGGGTTCAGCAGGCGCTGGTTGGTGTTCACCGAGCCGACAACCGGCTCGATGTTATTCATCCACTCGCTATCCTGTGTGTCGATCACCTGACCGCCGATCAGCAACTCAACCTTGTCGATGATGTTGGACGTCCAGTTCAGATTGGGTACCATGGCACCGGAAGCGTCACGAGCCGTCAGGTATACATATGAAAGCATGTCGCCCTTCTTCTCAAAACGAATGGTTGAAATACCACCTGCGGAGGGTGTGCCACTGATGAGCTGACGCTCGACCGAGTTGGCAAAGTGCGTGTAGCGCTTGT